TTATTCTACTTCTATCCCACCCTTAAGAGGGTTTAATGTAATGGCATGTTGCAGATAGTCCGGGGCAAGGTGTGCATAGACCATTGTTTGGATTATGCTGGCGTGCCCTAATATCTGTTGTAATGCAATTATATTCCCTCCATTCATCATGAAGTGGCTGGCAAAAGTGTGTCTGAGGACATGAGTTGCTTGCCCTTTAGGTAAGTCGGGCTTTACTACATGTAAGATCTTGCAGAAATTTATGTAGTCAACATTGAACAGCTTGCCCATTTTCTTTTTGCCGCGAATTTCTTTCTCTAATTTGTCAGAAATGGGAACGATGCGTTGATCTCCATTTTTGGTATTTAGAAAAATTACACGGCCTTTTGATACCTGTTGAGCCGCCAGACTTTCCGCTTCCCCCCAGCGAGCGCCAGTGCTAAGGCAAAGTAAAGCCAGCTTTTTTTCCTCTTTATTTAGAGAATTAAGCAGTAGTTCTATCTCTGGTGTTGTGAGATAGGTCATAGCAACATTTTTCTCGCTTAATGGTTCTAATCCTTGTAGAGGATTTGTGCCGGTAAATTCCTCAATTTTTATTAAGGTCGAGAACATACCGGATAGTCTGTACATATCTCGATTTACAGTTTTCGCGCTTATTCCATCAGCCAGCCGTTTTCCCCGATGTTCCATGATGACTCTCTTTGTGAGGTGACCTATTGTGGGGTTGTTAAGCTGCCTCATTGTTTTGGTGAGATGTCGCTTCTCTATTGCTCCATTGTCTGTGTTTTGTCCGTAATATAGCCACCAAATATTGATGAAATCACTCAGTTGTGTCTTATCATTCGTGGTGGATGGTTCACTATTGCTAGCCTGTGTGAGCGTGTAACGTTCAAAGGCAACTGCTTCACTTTTTCTATTAAATTTCCTACGGAGTCTTGTTCCTGTGCTGCCGTAGGGTCTTACATCCACTTCGTAGCGTCCATCATTGAGCTTCTTAATTGCCATAAGTAAGCCCTTCGATGAAACTGACAGATTGTGACCACAACTCGTCAGCATACGCATAACCAATATCTAGCCAATTTTCTGGTTTGAGTGGAATGAGGTTTCGTTCTCTGGCCCATTGTGCGCGATAGCCGGCGAGACTTGACCAGCTTCCGGTGCTGTAGTGTCAGTCATTAGCCACAGCGTATATTTTTTGAACTTAGGGTGTTGAGTTAATTTAGAAAGTGTGTTCCAGCCGGGTTCGTTATGTCCTCCCTCTAATTTTTTTAATGTGCTAAGGGGGAGCTGCATGATTTCACAGAATTGTGATTGACTCAGGTTCTCTGCATTACGCATGGCCTTTATTTTTTCTCCTATGTTCATTGACTTAGTTCCGAGTATTGATCTAGTATTCGCTTGGTGGTGTAAAAGTCGGAACCATCAAGCACGAGCAAAACACCTTGTAAACAGAGTTAGAACGGGTTTAAAGGTGTTTGATCTAACGAGGTTAACAAATGAGTGAAGAAGCGTACAAGGTTGAATATCCAGTTGATGCCGTACCGTATCCAAAATTTGCGGCTTTGATCGGTAAAAAAGAAGCGGCTGTTCAAGAAATGGTAAAGCAGAACAAGTTGCCACTTATTGAATGGCGTGATCCGAGTAAACCAAAAGCTAGGGTAGGGGAGAAGTGGATTTATGTTCCTGAGTTTAATCGTGCTATGCGCGAGGCATTCTACAACCGGCCAAAAGAACAGCGTGACGCTTGGCTATTGTGGATTGGGCTATAAGGTGCGTGTTATGACTCAGATCCCAACACCAGAGGAATACAAAAAGGGGCGGGTAAAATTTGGAAAATTACTTATTCAGCCTTTACGCAAGAACGCCGTAGTTCAGATTACTCAATATCAGGTCAGTGATGGCGAATACTCTTATGGTCAATTCGATTCAAAAGAGCAGGCTATCAGTTTTGCAAGGCAGCTTTACGGGAGAGAAATCAATGAATGAATTAATGAAAATTCCGCATAAATATAAATTAACTGGCGATGATTTCAAAAAGACGAATCATTACAAATATTTCATGATTTCGGTAATTGGTTTGGCAACTGTGATATTAACCCCGTTATTAGTTTTTATTTACAGGTGATGAAATGGCAAATACAGAACCGTGCCGTGCTGTTGTCTTAACACTGGATGAGAAAATCGATGGTCTCAATAAAGCCTCTGAGGCGCGTAATCGGTATTTTTGTGATGATAAAGAAAATAATAACAAATTGGCCGATTTCATGGAAACTATGCGTGATCGCACAAATAACCGCGTTAGAAATAATGAACGGGTTTTGCATTTAATTTTTCACTTGGCAGGTTTTGATAAAGAGCGTTATCACGTCAAGTTTAAGGAATTAACAATAGAGGAACAGCGTTCATTAATATTGGCAATTAATCAACTTCGGGCAGTGGCGTCTATATTGCCAGATAAATTGGCATTGCCAAAGCCAACCCAGTATTAATTTAAAGCATAATTTAAGAAATTAATGCGTAAATTCGCAGGGGTTTTTATTGCCTAAAAATAGGAGATAAAAAATGAATATAGAGCAATTAATTAAAAGAAACAGAGAAGACGAACGCAAGATATTAGCCGAACGTTCTTCTTCACGTCTGTTAAAAATCGCGGCGCATATTGTGGCAAAGAAATTGGATTACGCCGCGTCATCTGCATTGTTGAACAGTGAAGCCGAGAAAATAGAACACGAAGCACGGGAGCTGGAGAGTGTCTAGGGAAATCGACCGTGCTTGCCAACATGCTGAGAAAACGCTAGAGCGCAGAATATCAGAGCATGTAAACCGCTCCGTCGGTGTCTCTGCGTTTGAATGTGAAGAGTGCGACCAACCTATCCCCGTGGAACACCGGATGAGTATCGCCGGAGTCATCCGCTGCGTCGCATGTCAGGAAGTTTTTGAACTGAAACAGAAGCATTATCGGAGTATATGAATTGGTGAATAAAACTATTTTGAAATGGGCAGGCTCTAAAATTCGCATTATGGATAAATTGCTGCCCCATCTGCCAGCAGGTCAACGGTTGGTTGAACCGTTCGCAGGTTCATGTTCTGTAATGATGAATACGCAATATGATGCGTATTTAATTGCGGATGCTAATAGCGACTTAATTGATATGTATCAGTGCATCAAAGAGAATTGTGATGGGTTTATAAATGCTGCGCAAGACTGGTTTTCGTATTTTAATAGCGAGCATGGGTTTTATTGTCTGAGAGCTTTATTTAATTCTGATGATAAAAAATATAAATCGCAGATATGGCATGCATCAGTATTTTTATTTCTAAACCGGCATTGCTTTAATGGCCTGTGTCGTTATAACTCAAAAGGTGAATTCAATGTGCCTTTTGGGAACTGTAGAAAACCTTACTTTCCCGAAGTAGAAATATTGGCGTTTGCTGAGAAATCCAAGATTGCTTCTATCCATCGTGCCGATTGGCGCGAAATACTGAAACTGGTTGATTTTGGGGATATGGTTTATTGCGATCCGCCTTATTTCACCAAAGGCGTTAATTTCACGCAGTATTGCAAAAATGGCTTTCTTCATCATGACCATCAGGAGCTTGCTACCTCTCTGAAACAGCTCAATGAATTATTGGGCGTTCCTGTCACAGTTTCCAACTCCATTGAAGCCAAAGAACTTTATGCCGATTTGGGGTTCACTATCCATGAAATCGAAGCACCACGCACCATTGCCGCCAATGGCAATCGTCAGCCAGTAATAGAAATTATTGCGACGCTAGAGGCGAGTGCATGAGTGAGTTAATCGACTTGTTGCAGGAGCACAACAGCGATTACCAGCAGTCAAAACGCCTGCAATATGAGATGTTCAAGCCCGGTTTGCCCGGCGAGTCAACGTTAGCTGAACAGATCATGTGGCAGGTAAACCCTGATGATTATGACTGGCGTCATAAAATTATCGGTGATATGCCCGATTTTTTGGCGCTCTATTTTGCTACCCGGTACAAAAAAATATTTACCCAATCGGGGGGTAATCGTCGTCGTGCTAATACGTTTTTGCGTCAGTTTGGCGAGAACGTATTACCACGGCTGAATAAAGTCACTGAACGCTATCAATTCAAGGATCAGGTATCCGGCGTTGCCCCGTTCCCCTTTATTGAGCAGTTGGAACGATTGGTTACGTTGGAGCGTAAGGATATCAAACAGCTTGCCTGGGGAATTTCCCATTTTATGGCTGAGAACTACGAAAATACATCGGCTCAGTATGTCAATCAACAACCTGCGAGCGAACAAGACGCCAGAGAACGTTTGATCCGTATCTATAAGCTGCTGGCGAATCTGACTCAACAAGCCGGCACAACAGCCCCTTACTGGCAGCAGTTCACCAAAGGTAGAGAAGGCGCCACAGTCGATCAATTGTGTGCCGGCCTCCTGCGCATGATGTCAGATAAATGGTGGTATGCCCGTTTGAAAAGAATGCGTGACATTCGCGCCGAGCATATGGCTATTGCGGTAGGCCAAGTGCAGAAATCGGCATCTCCCTACGTTTCCCGTAGTACGCTGCGTGAATGGTTGGAACAGAAGCGCCGCAATTGGGATTTTATTAAACAGTTTGATGTTGAAAATGAACAGGGCGACAGGGTGCCGCTGGAAGATATGGTACTCGGTAGTGTGGCTAATCCTGCTATCCGCCGTAGTGAATTGATGGTGAGAATGCGCGGTTTTGAAAATCTGGCTGACGAACTCGGCTATGTCGGTGAGTTTTATACCATCACTGCGCCATCAAAATATCACGCTGTCCATAGTGTCGGTGGCTTTGTTTCAAATTGGAATGGGGCCAGTCCCCGTGATACACAAAAATATTTGTGCAACGTCTGGGCGAAAATCAGGGCGGCTTATTCCCGTGCGGGGATCAGCGCCTTCGGTTTTCGTGTAGTTGAACCCCACTATGATGGTACGCCGCATTGGCACATGTTGCTGTTTATGCGTCCTGAACATGTCGATGAAATGCGTGACATCATGTGTTATTACGCCCGGTTGGAAGATTCAGAAGAATTACAGGGACAGAAGGCACTAAAAGCACGATTCCATGTGAAGCCCATCGATAAGGCGAAAGGTTCGGCCACAGGCTATATCGCTAAGTATATTTCCAAGAATATTGACGGTTATGCGCTGGATGGCGAAAAGGATGAGGAAACAGGCCAACTTCTTAAGGATATGTCACGGTCTGTTGCTGCCTGGGCCAGTCGTTGGCGTATCCGGCAGTTTCAACAGATCGGCGGTGCGCCCGTTTCCGTCTGGCGCGAATTGCGTCGTTTGAGTGGTGATGAGCAAATCTTGCCTGATGCAGATATGGATAATGTCCGATTTGCTGCGGATGTCGGGGACTGGTTCGCCTATACCGAGTTCCAAGGTGGGCCTCTGGTTGCACGAAAAGATTTAACCGTGCGGTTGTCCTATGAAATCACCGAACAGGGCAATGCCTACGGCGAAAATGTGTTGCGTATTTCTGGTGTCTATTCACCCAGCTTGGGCGATTCCTCTTCTTTTATTACCCGTACTGTTAAATGGAACATTGTTCCTAAATTTAACGCTGATGTTAAGGGTGTGGGTTTGGGGTTTTCTGGCGGCTCTGCCGCCTCTTGGAGTTCTGTCAATAACTGTACGGGGTGTGACAGTACGGTCAGAGGCGGTGATCTGTTAGTGGAAAAAGTTATCGATTATGCGGATTCAATCGGCATGGATTTTAGCCGGGCTATGGCGAAGTCATTAATCATCGGAGGAAAAATCAACATAGGTGAACAGTTGTTCAAGTTATGGACGGATGGCAGTTTTATTCCGATAGAGACGGAATGTCAGAAAGAAGCCCGTCGCGATTTGTTGTGGCAGCGGATTAAGAATATTGGTGAAATGAGGAATAAATGATGAAAGTTTTTGTGGTAAAGCACAAGTTTATTGATTACTCGAAAATTGTCGGCATTTTTCTATCAGGGGGAGAAATTTAGAGGGTAAAACGTTCCTTAACCCCAGTCGTCAGTGATGTTTTGATGGGAATGAACTGTTAGAATGCAAAATGGGAAGTAAATCGCAATTTATCCCCATTTGTCTGGCAAGCAATATTAAGTGAGGAAGTTAACGAGTTCGCACAGGTCATTTGCATGATGAATATGGCAGTGATCACGCAGGAACGGCATGCGCGGAGATGGTGCTGGTAGCAGCAGTCGCTCTGCAAATGAACTTTAATGCAAATGAGGAAATAAAATAGTACAGAAGAGCACATTAATATGAAATGTGCTCATTGGTTTTCATTAAAATTTTGATGAGTAGTTTTATTCTATTCCCTCATACTGTTTCGATTGTTTATTTTTATGCTTGTCAACAATCTCTTTTAGAGCATGTATCATCCATTTAATTCTAACTTTCTCAAGTCCAATTTTATTATCGTTGGTGGCTTCAATATTTTCAATAATATCTTTAAGCCATTCCATTTCCAGATTAACAACATTATCATGGCAATATCTTGTAAGTAGAGCTTTATTAATTATAGCCTGCTGTTGAGGTGGTTTAGATAACCATTTTTTAACGAATGTTTTAGGAGGTATCTCAGCCAAAATAGCTATACTGGAATACATCCCTTCATATTGATGATTTCTTGTGATTAGATTTCCGAATTCATTGACATTGTTATCTAATTTGCTGATTATATCTTCTGCAAATTTAGGGTATTGCTTTATTAAGCAATCTTCTGTTCTCTTATTAAAGTATTCCTTTAATTCGTTTAATTTTTTCTTATCCACATACTCTTCAAAGAACAAATAACTGTATCCATCATATGAAAAATCATTTCTATAATTATAATCATTTGAAATTAAATTGTTATACGGTAATTCATCTTGTTCATATAAATAATCTATATAATCTTTGCACTTTATAAATGTATCATCAAAATCAATATTGATAACTTTTAAAGTAGAAAACATAAGCATGCAAGAAAACACATGTAGCAAATCTCCCTCATTTTTTTCTAATTTTTCAGAAAAAGTTTTTTGAATATCACTGACAGCATTATTTACAACATTCTGATCTAATTGACTAAGATTATAAATCTTTTTCCATGATTTTATATTAGAACTTCCTTTTGTCATTAATATAATATTATTAACTGACTCTTCTATTTCGTTGGGGTTAAATACACCATTAAATAATATATCAGCCAATATATCATTGGTTAGAACTGGATTGTAAAAATTAATACCATTGTATTTTTCAAGCTTTTTCACAAGTGTCGAATCGAAAATCTCATAAGATGACTTGGCACGTAAATCTTTTTCGACCAGTGAGGATTTTTTCACCTCAATACATATGGCTACAAACATTGATGTCATGTCCAGAATAATTTTCTCATACTCAAGATGTTCGTTTTTTAAACATCTATATAATAAATCTAAATTAATAATAATTTCATTTAAAATTCTAAGTGACTTGCATTCAGACTGTTTGAAAATGCCAGTAATGTGCTCTCTATATTTTTCTAAGGTTTCCTTTGATATTTTATTTTCGATAAAAGAAATAAATGCATTATCTAGATCAGGGTGTAGTTTTACTGTATATCCAAAGACCTTTTCTTTCATCTCTTTGAATTGGTCTTCTAATTTTTCATCATGAGTTATAGCAATAACATGGCATTTATAGTGTTCAACGTACTTATTAATTACACCAAGTAATTCTTTTGAATTAAGCGAAGATCTTTCTAAATCATCAAAAACAATTACTCTATCATTTTTTATATCATCTGAAATAATCTTTTTTATAATGGAATCACCTAAGTCAGATAGTTTTAAATTAATACCACTTATATTTACTGTTGATAAAACTCCACGAGATAATATTTTTGCAACACTTTTAACTGGGTGCATTTTTGCAAATAAATCAGCATGAATTTCATCAGCATTATTTGTACCGAATAAACTCACATAATACATTTCGTTATTCTTTAGGCATTCTTTTATTGAGTGTGTTTTTCCTACCCCCCAATCACCAGTTACGAGGACAGCATAACCGGGTTGTTTTAGGCTTTTATAAGTGTTGATACAGTTTTCAAAATTTTCTTTGGATTTCATATTATCCTCTAATTTATAATTCATAAATGAAACCATCGGTAATTGTTAGATTCTGTGTAGCTGCCTTTTAGCTGCTAGTAATTAGTTTGAACTATTAAATTTACTGATAATTAATAGAATATGTACACACCATCAATCTTAGTAGAAAACCACCCATTTTGCGCACCAATCCGCAAGATCAAACAAGGATCTCATCCCCTGTAAAGCATCAGCACTAGCTTCTTTCAGATTGTCTCTTGCATGTGCATGAAAAACACTACATTTAGTGAGCAGGCGCGGCGGGGTCACGACTGCGCGTGGCAGCGTCTGGTAACTGTGCTGGCCTCAAATTTCATAATATAATCATTCTGTATTGAAACTATATTTCTTCCAGACAAAAAAAAGACCGCTCAGTCGGCGGCCTCTCAATCAATGACGCGGGCTATTTGTCCTCGTTCATATCCAATGAATACTGTTCAAATCGGATCACCTCCTCACCAATCCAGTCATTTAATTGTTTCATTTTACTTTGCAGCGGCATCAGTTCATTACGTACAAACACCTTAGCCGCCTTCTCCACATCACCAAAACCGCCGGTATTCTGTGGAATAATCCCCATCATCTGCGGTGGTACACGGTGCGCGGCCAGTATGTCGTCACGGCTGGCATTCTTGATATTTAAAAATTCATCCTTAGCCGCGGCTTCAGACAGTGGAATGGTCTGGATACCGTCTTTTTTACCGCCCGGCGCATATAAAAATAGATTGCGGAAATTACCCGGCCCCTTGGCATTTTTCAGCGCGTCGCGAATATTATCGATATCGGACAGGTTTTGTGACGCATCACTGATATACAGGATGTAACCCGCATGGGAACCGTTCAGGTAATACTTGCGGCGAAACAGAGTGGCCGACTCATTCAGCAGCGCCGACGGCAAAGCAGCTAAATACTCCGGCAATCCGTAAAGTTCCTGATTAATGTCGGGTTCAATCAGATGAAACACTTGCCCCGTCGGGAACGGGTATGGCTGGCTGTTGTAGCCATATTTCACAAACCAATAGGTTTCCAAGTCTTCGCCGCGTCGGGTGAACTTGGCCGGGCAGTGATTCAGCTTCAAAGGCTGGCCGAGGCGATTCTTGCGTTGTTCAAGATAGGCATTGCCAAACAGTATAAAGTCCAGCGCCCATGAGTCGAATGCCTGTCGGCTAAGTAGACGGTGTGGGATAAAGGTACTGGTCAGGATGTTGCGTTTGACATAAACCGCGCTGCTGTGGTGCGGCGCCGAGCGAAACGACAGCGCCAGCCCGTTAAAACTGATTGGCGGTTCATACCAGTTATCGACCAGTACACACTCCAGATAATCAAACACCTCGCGCCGGTCAAGGACCGGGATCGGATCGCCAAAGGTGAATGCTTCAATCGATGGGCTGGCTGTGGTTTTCACCGTCGGGCTGCGTTTTCTGTTTTTACGGCTCATCAGTAAACCTCAACAATATTTCTATGGTGGGGAGTGTCACCGGTAATCGGTTCATTAAACAGGGCGTGCATGGCGGCCCATGCCAGATCTGCGTGACTGGCTTCTTCGCTACGGCTGGTTTGATAGGTCGGGCGGTTGCCGCTGGCGGTGGTAGAACGGCGGATAGCCATAAAACTTTGTGCAATGTCGGTCTGGCCGGCGTCAAACTCCAACCGACGATGGTTGATAATGTCCCATGCCTTAAGTACCAGCGCGTTTTTAACGGCGGGGTTATAGACAAATTCCCGCACGGATGGGAAAAATTCTTTGACGTTTTGGTAAACCCCATGCCCGACGCCAGTCGAGTCAATGCCGATATATTCGACGTTGTACTGTTCCGTCAGTCGTTTGATGGCGTCAGACTGAGCGCGAAAGTTCATGCCACGCCACTGATGACGTTCAAGGATGCGGAATTTGCCACCCGGTACCTGCGGTGGAGCGACTACGACACAACCGGCACTGTCGCCATTCTCGCCCCCTTTGGCGGGGTCATAACCGATCCAGACAGGGTGATAACCATACGGGCGTAGCATCAGGGGTTGCACATCGTCCCAGATTTCCCAGCTATCGACCATGCAACCCTGCATCAGTTGCAGTGAGAAAATGGATTCGATATCGTCCATAAATTCACACATCAGCAGGTTCTGGTACTCGTCCGGGCTGTATTCCAGCCGTAACTGGTCAATATCAAACAGGTTACAGCCGCCCCTGACGGCATCTTCAACCGTGACAATCTGCCGCCACTGACCATCGGCACATCGTAGGCCGCTGGCTAATGCTTGATGGCTAATATCAATGTCAATACGATTGGCCTTGGCGCGGCCGCGATTAAACAGTTTGCCTGACCAATACGGGTACGCGCTGTGGGTTAAGCTGGACGGGGTAGAAAAGTAAGTCTGGCGCCATTTTTTGTGCATTGCCATACCGGATGCTACCTTGCGCAGTTCCTGAAATTTCGAAATCCAGAAATATTCATCCAGATAGAGATTGCCGTGATAGCTTTGTGCGGTGCGGGCATTGGTGCCGAGAAAATACAGGGTGGCGCCATTATTCAGGGTGATCGGGTCGCCTTTTAGTTCGACGTCCACTTCCCGTGCCATTTCCAGGATGTACTGCTTGAATACGTGGGCCTGTGCTTTACTGGCAGAGAGAAATATCTGATTGCGTCCGGTATTCAACGCATCGATCAGGGCTTCACGGGCAAAAAAGAATGTCGCACCAATCTGACGGGATTTCAGGATATTACGGATACGATGCGCTAATCCGGCGTGATACCAGCCATGTTGATAACCGAACAGGGTCGAGCGGAAAATGTCTTCCAGCTTTTTGACTTGTTCTTCACTGAACACGTTCTTTTCCGGTGGCCGGTGCTCACCTTTGTTGCGGTTGGCAATTTTGGGGTTCAGATCGGTTTCATTACCGCTGCCGCTATATTTCCTGATCCGCGCTTGTCGTTCTAACTGACGGTGCAGCAGGTCAATTTCCTTAAAGTCTTTGCCTTCTTTTTGCTCCTTGGCGATAAGCTGACATAGCCGTGCTTCAAGGGACAATTCGATTCGTTCAAACGGGGTCATCTCATCCCATTTGTCGCGACGTTTCCAGCTATGGATAGTGGCCGCTTTTTCGTTGAGCATTTCCGCAATCCGTGCAATCCGGTACCCGTTAAAATACAGGTGCATTGCGTGCTTACGGGGATCAAAATCAGATGTTGTTTTCATATCACCAGACTACAGACCCGCCCGTCATTTCTCTGTGTCTGCCCTGTGTGTCAGTCCAGACACAACCGCATTTTATTGTTTCCTCGACTTGACGATACAAACTAGTAGGCCATGACTGACCCATTGATAATCAGGGCTTACAATGCCGAAGAAATCCAAACCCTTTCGAATCTGTGTAGAAGGCGCAACCACAGACGGGCGCAAGGTTCAGCGCGAATGGCTGACACAGATTGCCGCCAACTATGACCCGCAGACCTACGGTGCACGCATCAACATGGAGCATTACAATTTTTCGTGGAGTCCTCGCTTTGGTGATGTGGAATCGGTTTTTACCGAAGAAATCAAGGACGGCGCGCTGGCGGGCAAGTTGGGGCTGTATGGGGTACTTTCACCCACCGATGATCTGGTAGAAATGAACCGTAAGCGCCAAAAAGTTTACACCTCTGCTGAAATCAACCTAGATTTTGCCGACTTCGGCGGGGCGTATCTGGTGGGATTGGCCGTTACTGACAGTCCGGCAAGTCTTGGCACCGAAATGTTGCAGTTTAGCGCTAATGCGGACAGCAATTCCTCTCAATTCAAGGAAGCAGCACCCAGACAACCTCTTTACGGCAGCGGAAGAAACCCTGTTTGAGTTTGTGGATGCACTAGAGGAAAGCGAAAAGCCCTCTCTCTTTTCCCGTGTACAGGCATTTTTCCATAAGAAGCAGCAAGCTGACGATGCCCGTTTTAACGATATCCATCAGGCCGTCGAATTATGTGCCCAAGAGCAGCAGGCCACAGTGGAAGCCGTGAGCACACTTTCTCAACAAATAGGCGAAATAACCGCTATCAAACGGAAGCAGACTGAACTTGAAACCCAGCTTCGTGACTTAAAAACTCAGTTGAGTCAGCAAGACAGCCAGAAAACACACCGACCTGTTTCGCTGGGATCGCCGAACGCTGACACTCCAGTCAGTAAACATCTGACCAACTGTTAATGGAACAATCCCATGAAGAATGAAACTCGATTTAAATTTAACGCCTTTCTGATGCGTCTGGGTGAAATTTACGGTGTGGACGCCACGGCATTTACAGGTAAGGTAGACGTCAATCCATCCGTTGCTCAGACGTTGGAAGATGAAATCCAGCAAAGCGCCGATTTCCTGCAAAAAATTAACATGGTTCCCGTCAGTGAGCAGTCGGGCGAAGCGATTGGGCTAGGTGTCGGTTCGACTATTGCAGGGACGACAGACACCGACAGTAAGGAGCGAGAAACTTCCGATCCGACCCGACTCAACGCTATTGAGTACAAATGCGAACAAACCAACTTTGATACTAGCATTCCTTACAAAAAACTTGACTTATGGGCGAAATTTCAAGATTTCCAGTTACGTATCCGTAACGCCATTATCAGACGTCAGGCATTGGACCGCATTATGATCGGCTGGAATGGGGTTAAACGGGCCAAAACCTCAAACCGCGTTCAATATCCACTATTGCAGGATGTAAATATCGGCTGGTTGGAGAAAATCCGACAGGATGCACCGGATCATGTCATGAGCAATATCACTGACGAAGCCGGTAAAGTTATATCTGAAACCATCCGTGTGGGAGAAGGCGGTGATTTCAATAATCTGGACGCACTGGTGATAGATACCGTCAACAATGCTATCGACCCAGAATATCAGGATGATACGGAGCTGATGGTCATCTGTGGCCGTGAACTGTTGGCTGACAAATATTTTCCGTTGGTCAATCAGTCGCAGCCCAACACCGAGAAAATGGCGGCAGATGTGATTATCAGCCAGAAACGTATCGGTAATTTGCCTGCGGTGCGCGTACCGTATTTCCCGCCCAAAGCCTTGCTAATTAGCCGTCTGGATAATCTGTCTATCTATTATCAGGAAGGCACTCGCCGACGTTCTGTGCTGGATAACCCCAAACGTGATCGCATTGAAAACTACGAATCAGTCAATGAAGCGTATGTCGTTGAAGACTATCGTGGTGTGGCCCTGATTGAAAATATCGAGATGTTGGCAGCCAGCAAAAAAGCAGCGTTGCCGCAGCCAGATAATGCCGCATCTGAGCACAACGCCGACACTGAGGAACAATAATGGCTAGCCCGTGGCAGCGTCACCGAATGCGATTACAGGCGACCGAGGCCGCTCAACTGAGTAGCCCCGCGCGGCAAAATCACGGCGGTTATAACCAGATGCTGCTGATGCTGGAGCAAGACCGCCGTCACCTTAAAAAAATCCAGTCTATGGAGCGCAAAGCGCAGCACAAAAGGCAGATATTGCCTAAATATGCGCCGTGGATTACTGGGGTATTACAGGGGGGCATAGGTCATCAAGATGATGTGCTGATGTATGTCCTGCTGTGGCGTATTGATGCCGGTGATTATGATGGTGCGCTGGATATCGCTGAGTACGCGTTACAGCACCGACTCGCTATGCCTGAAAATCATGAGCGGACAACGGGCTGTGCCGTGACAGAAGAGATCGCCGAAGCCGCCCAGCGTTGTTATACCGCTAAATCTCCGATGCCTCTTGCCACGCTGGAACGGGCGGCTAATCTCACCCACGATCAGGATATGCCCGATAAGGTGAGGGCGGAGTTATATAAATGGCTCGGTTATAGCCAGCGGGATAACAACCAGCCGCAGCCTGCCTATTGTTCACTGAGCAGGGTTTTAGAACTGAATAATCATGTTGGCGTGAAAAAAGACTTAGAGCAACTTGCCAGAGCGCTCCGCAGTCAGAAACACGACAACACATAACCGAACGTGCCAACGCGCCGGGGCGGCACGGGGTGGCGAAGTCTCAACGCCCTGTTCACCGCCCACCTATTCAGGGGGCAATATGGACTTTATTTCAACCGCACCCGCAACGGATAAACAGGCCACCATGACCAGTGTCCCGTTTTTTCCTGCTATCGAGATCGGTCGCTACCGTGACGAGATGCGCACAGATGGTACGGTCACCGCGCCGAGATTACATCAAGCAATTTCCAACGCCATTGTTGAGGTGAATCGCGAGCTGAACCATTGGCGGCAGATCCATATCGATGAGGGATACTCATCACTGGCCGACATTCCCGCCGACACTCTCAATGGCGAGAGTGAGTTGGTTTATCTCTATCGTCGTGCGGTGTTTTGCCTGACCAAGGCGAATCTGATCGAACGTTACCGCGATATCGACACTACTCAGACTGGCAGCAAAAAGGCTGAGGCAATGGAAATCACCATTGACGACCTGTGGCGGGATGCGCAATGGGCGATGCGCCGGATACAAGGATATAACCATGTGATAGTGGAGCTGATCTAGTGCAAGTGCGGGCGCAACAGTATGACACCGTGGATTCCTTATGCTGGCGCCACTATGGACGAACACAGGGAGTCACCGAACGGGTATTAGAAGCCAATCCCGGTTTGGCTGATGTTGGGGCCATCCTGCCGCAGGGTATCGAGATTGAACTGCCTGAAATCATTCCCGTTCCTGTAACGCCCATCATTCAATTATGGGATTAGAAAATGGACAAACAACCGGATTTATGGGCTGATTTATTGAATGGCCTGAGAAATTCATGGCCGCAGATATCCGGCTCCTTACTGGCTGTACTGATCTGTTATGGTCGCCTGATTTATGACGGTGTAGAGCGAAAAAAACGCTGGGTTGAACCGTTGCTATGTGGCGCGTTGTCGTGGGGTGTTTCCAGCGGACTGGAATTGTTTGGTATTCCCGGCAGTGTTTCACCGGCTTTGGGGGGCGCCATTGGTTTTATTGGTGTTGAAAAACTGCGTGAATTTGCCCTTCGCGCAATTAATAAACGTTTGGGAGACAAATCACGTGACTAGAGGTGTTCGCAATCATAATCCGGGCAATATTCGCCACGGCGATAAATGGCTGGGATTACACGACATACAAACAGACCCGTCATTTTGTCATTTTGTGTCACCAGAATACGGCATACGGGCCATTATCAAGATTATCCGCAATTATGAACGAAAATATGGATTGAATAGTATCCGGCAGATAATTTCTCGTTGGGCACCCCCGAATGAAAATGATACCGAAAATTACATTGCATATATGAGCCAGACGGTTGGTATTCCCTGTAACGCAGTGATTGATGTTGATAATCCGGTGATCATGACTCGATTGGTTTGCGCCATCATTCAAATGGAGAACGGACAGCAACCATATGCCGATATGATCATTAAACGGGCGTTTGCGCTGTTATGAGGTTTAATCTGCACATATTCACCTTGAGTACGCTGGTGGCAGTGTCTGGCCTGCTCTGGTTCTATTACGGTGAGTATCAGCAAAAAAGCGATGAATACCAAACGCTGAACCAGCGGTATGAGCAACAGCAAACCATTACCGATAACGCATTCCAGACCATCAGGATAATCAATGATATCTCACGGGTTAATAACGAAAATCGGAAGCGATCAGCCGTGGATGCTGCACAAATTCAGGCGGCTATCAACACTGTTGTTGTCGGTAATGATTGCGCCCGTCGTGCTGCTCCTGATAGGGCTGTTGTCCGGTTGCAGCAGCACGCGAACCGAATACGTTCAGGTACCGTTGATGCCGATTCCGATGCATCTACTCGCTGACTGTCTGCCCCCGGTCATATCCGACACAATGACATGGGGTGATAGCTTGTTGCTGAATGCACAGTTACTGGCGGTTATTGAACAGTGCAATCTGGATAAACAGGCCATTCGACAAATAGAACAGATTAGATAGGTGACACATGAATAAGCCTAACGCTTTGCGGAAGGTCCTGACAGAAAAGATCCCCTACTTGCGCGACAACCCTGAATACCTGCATTTGTTTGTTGAAGATGGCGTCGTTTTGGCGACAATGGCACTCTCCTTGTCTTACGAATATGAATACACGCTAAACCTGATTATTGAAGCCTATCCCGGTGATCAGGATGTGCTCATGGTGGTTATCGTGCATTGGATACGCGAGCACCAGCCAGATATTTTCGCTCATCCTGACAATCGCCGCAGCGGCTTTACTTTTGACGTGAATATTCTCAATGATGACACCGCTGATATCAGTATCGATCTGAAACTGACCGAGCGTGTACTGGTCACCCAGCAAGGGCAGGTTAGCACGGTGTGCGCCGTTCCTGAGCCTGAAAACCCGTTTGACAGGTGGTGAGATGAACGGTGACGCATTGCAGCCTTTGGATACCGCACTAACCGCCCTGTTGAATCAACTTTCTCCCGCCAGTCGAAAGCAGCTAGCCCGTGATATCGCACGGGACTTACGACAGAGCCAAATGCAACGTATCCGATCCCAGCGTAACCCTGACGGCAGCCGTTTTACCCAACGCAAGGCACAAACCCGCACTGTACAGCATGGTATAAAATTTATCTGGCGCGGTGAACCTCGCACCTTGAAAAATTGGCAAATCCGCAAGGGCAAGAAGGGTGAAACGATTACCGGTTATGATGCCGAGCGTAAAGGGCAGCGTACTTTTTACAAACGCGATATCCAACGTTTTCTGGACGTCAAAACCGACCGGATAAGTACCCGAAAATCCGATAAAAAGTCCCGCATGTTTAAGAAACTGGCTACTGCGCGTTACTTACGTCTGTCCGCCAGTGAGCGGGAAGCCATTATCTTTTTCGCATCGAAAGTCACTGCGGTTGCTCGTGTGCATCAGTTCGGATTAAAGGAACGTATGAGAGGGAAAAACATTGAAGCCAAATATCCATCGCGGCGACTTTTGGGACTGACACAGAGCGATATTCAACATATCGAAGACCAGATATTTTCCCATCTCATCCACGGATGTGTGCCAGTCAGTACACAAACCTCATGACGTGCAGGTGAGGGTTTGGGGTGACATTGTTGTCTGCATGAACACACAATTAACTGAACTGTTGCGCCGATTGCGCAATCTGATCCGAATCGGTGTCATTACCCAAGTAGATACTACACGGGGCATGTGCCGGGTTATGACAGGCAATCTTGAAACCGACTGGTTGCACTGGTTGACATCCAGAGCGGGAAGTTCCCGAACATGGTGGGCGCCCAGTATTGATGAACAGGTTTTATTGCTATCCCTTGGTGGTGACTTGACCACAGCTTTTATACTGCCTGCGATTTTTTCTGATGAGTTTCCGGCCCCTTCGGCATCACCGGAAGCGGTGTGTATCGCTTTTCCTGATGGTGCCGTGATGGAATATGAACCGCAGACCAGCACCTTAACTGTCACAGGTATTAAGACTGCCATGATCACCGCGTCGGCCTCCGTACATGTTACTGCACCAGAAATCACTTGTGTGGCCGGCAATCAGATCACATTGGATACACCCACCGTCATTTGCACCCACCATCTGACTACGGGCAGTCTGGAAGTGCGAAAAAACGGCACTATGCGCGGCAATATCGTCCATGTAGGGGGTGAATTCAGTTCTAACGGGGTTGTGGTGGATTCGCACCGACACCACGGTGTGCGCTCCGGTGACAGTACATCGGGAGTCCCCATATCATGATGTACCTTGGTATGAATCGACAGACGGGTGAGGCTATCAGCGATATCGCCCATGTTCGCCAGTCAGTTAGCGATATCTTGCTAACGCCGATGGGTAGCCGTATTACTCGCCGCCAATATGGTTCGTTGTTATCCGAACTGATTGATGCGCCCCAAAATCCTGCTTTACGTCTGCAAATTATGGCTGCGTGCTATACCGCCATCCAGCGATGGGAACCCCGCATTACCCTGACCGCTATCACTATCAATCAGGGTGAAGCCGGATACATGACTGTTGATATCAGCGGCCAATATCGGCTATCCAATGTCCCGGTTGCTTTTTCTGTGCCTGTGGGGTGATCATGCCGACCATCGACCTTAGTCAGTTACCGCCGCCGGAGGTTGTCGAACTACTGGATTTCGAAACCCTGCTGGCTGAGCGAAAAGAAAAACTGATTTCACTGTATCCGCCAGAGCATCGCGATGCTATCACCCGCACATTGGCGCTGGAATCCGAACCCATCACCAAACTGTTGCAGGAAAACGCCTATCGGGAATTGCTCTTGCGTCAGCGCGTCAATGAGGCGGCGCGGGCGGCGATGGTGGCGTATGCCACAGGCAGCGACTTAGACCAACTGGGGGCGAATAACAATGTGCAGCGTTTGGTATTACAGCCCGCTGATAATCTCGCCATACCGCCGATCTCTGCGGTGCTGGAATCTGACGCTGATTTTCGGGTACGCATTCCGCAAGCGTTCGAGGGGTTAAGCGTCGCCGGCCCTGTTGCGTCCTATGAATACCATGCGCGTAGTGCTGACGGACGGGTTGCCGATGCATCGGTGATAAGCCCGGCACCTGCCTGTGTCACCGTCAGTATTTTGTCACGTGAGGGGAACGGCGCGGCCAGTGATGAATTGATTGCGGTCGTGAATACTGCTCTGAATGATGAGGACGTTCGTCCCGTGGCGGATCGTCTGACCGTACAGTCTGCGGAGATTGTCGATTATCAAATTGATGCCGTGCTGTACCTGTACCTAACTCCGGAATATGAGCCGATATTGCAGGCTGTGCGTGAACGGCTGGCACGTTACACTGCTGAGCAACACCGGATTGGCTGCGATATCGTGCGCAGTGCCATCTTTGCTGTCTTGCATATGCCTGGTGTTCAGCGTGTTCACCTGAAAGCTCCGGCTCAGGATGTGATTTTGGATAAAACTCAAGCGAGTTTTTGCACACGTGTGCAGGTAGTGATTGGGGGAGCGGATGAATAACCGCTTGTTACCGGTCGGATCATCACTGCTGGAAGTGGCCGCCGCTGAAGCCCTCGCCAGTCTGGCAGATGTACCGGTTCCCCTTCGTGACTTGTGGAGTCCTGAGCGGTGTCCAGTGAAATTGCTCCCCTATCTGGCGTGGGCGTGGTCAGTTGATCGCTGGGATATGGACTGGCCGGAGAATACTAAACGCGAGTCAATTAAGGCGTCGATGTTTGTTCATCAGCACAAGGGAACAATAGGCGCTATCCGCCGTGTGGTGGAACCGTTCGGTTATCTCATCCGTGTTATCGAATGGTGGCAAACCAATGATGCCCCCGGCACTTTCCGATTGGATATTGGCGTCATGGAAACCGGTATCACAGCGGAAACTTATCAAGAACTAGAGCGGTTGATTTTTGATGCCAAACCCGCTTCACGGCATTTGGTCGGTATGTCTATTCAGTTGGAGACCGGCGGCGAAAATTATTGCGCGGTCACTAGTTACAGCGGTGATGTATTAACCGTTTACCCCTATATCCCGGAATTAATTACCGTCACTGGCTCTGATGTAGTAGGGGCTGGAGTGCATATTATTGATGATGTGAGGATTGAGTCATGAGGACCAAATATTTTGCCCTGTTAACTCAATTGGGCGCGGATAAGCTGGCAAATGCTGCCGCGTTGGGTACCAAGATTGAAATCACCCATATGGCTGTTGGTGATGGTGGCGGAAGCTTGCCGACACCAGATACTACACAGACTAAACTGGTTAACGAACGCCGTCGTGCGGCGATTAATGAGCTAAATGTTGATCCCAAGAATACTAACCAGATTATTGCCGAGCAGGTAATCCCCGAAAACGAGGGCGGTTGGTGGATACGGGAAATTGGCCTGTTTGATAAAGACGGTATTTTGATTGCCGTCGGAAACTGCGCGGAGACTTACAAACCGCAGTTACAGGAAGGCGCTGGGCGTACACAGACTATTCGTATGGTCTTGATTGTCAGCAGTACCGACACAGTAACATTGAAAGTTGATCCCTCCGTGGTGCTGGCAACGCGGGAATATGTGGACGAGTCGATTCAAATTCATGTGAAGAACCCTAATCACCCTGACGCTACGCTAAAAGATAAGGGTTTCGTTGTTTTGAGCAGCGCAGTAGATAGTAATAGTGAAATCCACGCGGCAACCCCGAAGGCGGTTAAGGCGGCGTATGACTTGGCAAATGTCGCGGACAATAACGCTAATGGCCGTGTGCCTGCTAATCGTAAAGTGAACGGGAAGGCGCTTTCCTCTGATATTTCACTGAATGCGGGGGATATTGGGGCGTATACCGAAGGGGAAATGGATTCTCGTGTGAATGAAGTCAACATATTGGCAAATAAGGCAAACCAGAATGCGACCGATGCTAATGATAATGCTAATAGTCGATTGTCCAGGAAGGATAACGGCGCTGACATTCCTGACAGAAATGCTTTTGTGAAAAACCTCAATTTGCTGGAAACGGTGGTGTTGGCTAAAGGAGCAGTACCGAGCAACCGGAAAATCAACGGTAAGGCGTTGACCGGGGACCTTAGTTTGAGTGCTGGAGATGTGGGAGCATATACGCGAGCAGAGAGTGATAATACTTTCTTGCGTATTTCTAGCGATAAAACCGCCACCGTTGGTAGTTTACTGATTGATAGCAAAACGCCTTTTCCTGAATTGCGTTTCAAATCGAAAGATGGGTATGTAGTAGGAATTAACGGCTCAGAAGGAAAATTGTTGCATATCTATTCTAACGATTCGAGCAATCGGCGGCGTTACAATATACTAATACCTGAGCGAAGCGGTACTCTTGCGCTACAAAATGCAGCGATAAAATCTGAAAATGGTTGGTGGCAATGCGGGGATACGGGAATAATGATTCAATGGGTTAAAGTTGCATCCAGTCAACAGTCATGGGTAAAAGTCAATTATCCAATTTCTTTTAAAAATAAGTTCCTTGGCTATATTGCCAGTATGTCGAGTGTCAATACATCAACGGGCCACACATTAGTACGTAATGCAACACTATCGACATTTGAATATCAAGCTGGCACTCCTAACAATAATGAGAATCCAGACAGAGTTGTACATATATTATTTTGGGGGGTATAAATGGTTTATTTCTCCAGAAAAGAAGGCGCTTTTTATAATGAAGCTTATGAAGAATGCGTTGAAATAACAGCAGAAAAACACAATGAATTACTCGCCGGGCAATCGCGCGGTTTATCAATTGTCAGTAGTAAAGAGGGTTATCCAGTACTCATTGAACGTGCTCCGTCCGTTTATCATAAATATGATGGTGAAAAATGGATAATATCAGAAAGTGATAAAATAAAGCTTAGACAGGAACAGCAGCAACAAGCAGAACATAAGAAACAGCAACTTATGCTCACGGTAGGTAAACAGATAGCCCCGTTACAAGATGCGGTAGATTTGGGGATGGCGAGTGATGAGGAAAAATCGCTGTTAGCCGATTTGAAAAGATATAGGGTATTACTGAACCGCGTTGATGTTAATTTAATGCCAGATATTCATTGGCCCGAAAACCCCTCAGAATAATGGAATCAGAGCCGCAGTAGTTTAGTTCTTATTTGAGCGGCTCTGACTATTCGATATCGGGAGCCTGTGAGGTATCTACTCTATTTCTGCAACGTCTTCTATTTTAAGTTTCATAGTGCGTAATGTAACGACTGAATATTTTAATTCGATGACGTCTTATTAATTGCTCAGGGGGTAGATGTTCTTGTGACTTTTTTGATATCCTCCACTTTGTGCTATCCCTGATACTTACCCAATCAACTGAATTTTATTGTCACAGCGATCACCATAGTGAAATCATCATTACGGGAGTCTTTCGCTATGGCACAAGATTATCATCATGGCGTCCGCGTGCAGGAAATCAACGAGGGCACGCGCACCATTACCACTGTCAGCACCGCTATTGTCGGGCTAGTCTGCACAGCGGATGATGCTGACACCAAAACTTTTCCCTTGAACATGCCAGTCTTGTTAACCGACGTTCTGACTGCCAGTAGTAAGGCTGGAAAAACGGGCACACTGTCCCATGCTCTGCGAGCGATTGCCGACCAGTCCAAACCCGTGACTGTTGTTGTGCGTGTGGCTCAAGGGGAAACCGAAGTCGAAACCACGTCGAATATCATTGGCGGTGTTACCGACGAAGGCAAAAAAACGGGAATGCAGGCGCTGCTTGCGGCACAAGGTCAGCTCGGCATCAAACCGCGTATTTTGGGGGCGCCCGGTCATGATACCCAACTCGTTGTAACAGCCCTTGCCGACATCGCTCAAAAGCTGCGGGCAATGGCTTATGTCAATGCTTACGGCTGCAAGACCATTGCCGACGCTATCAAATACCGCAACAATTTTAACCAGCGCGAACTGATGTTGATTTGGCCGGACTTCCTCAGTTGGGATACGGTCAAAAATAGTGAGTCTATCGCATACGTAACGGCTCGTGCGCTGGGCCTGCGTGCCAAAATTGACGAGGAAACCGGTTGGCACAAAACCTTGTCCAACGTTGGTGTCAATGGTGTGACAGGGATTTCTGCCGATGTCTTTTGGGATTTGCAGGATGTTGCCACCGATGCCAACCTGCTTAACCAGAACGCCGTTACGACCTTGATCCGCAAGGACGGTTTTCGCTTCTGGGGTTCCCGCACCTGTTCGGATGATCCACTGTTTCAGTTCGAAAGTTACACACGCACGGCGCAGGTACTGGCCGACACGATGGCTGATGCGCATATGTGGGCGACTGACAAGCCACTGACACCTTCTCTGGTACGCGACATTATCGAAGGTATTAATGCCAAGCTGCGCGAACTGAAATCCAATGGTTACCTGATCGACGGTCAGTGCTGGTATGACGACAGTGTTAACACCAAGGACACCCTGAAAGCAGGCAAACTGTTCATTGATTACAACTACACGCCGATCCCGCCATTGGAAAACCTGCTGTTGCGCCAGCGCATCACTGACCAGTACCTGATGAATTTCGCCAACAGCATTAACAGCTAAGGGGCTACTCGTGGCATTACCTCGTAAACTCAAATACCTGAATTTGTTCAATGATGGCAATAATTACATCGGTGTTGTGGAAGAAATGATGCTTCCTAAACTGAGCCGTAAGCTCGAAGCCTATCGCGGCGGTGGCATGAATGGTACCGCCTCGGTGGACTTGGGGCTGGATGATGGCGCACTGGATACCGAATTTACCTTGGGCGGCGTGGAAGCCCAACTTTACCGCCAATGGGGCATTGAGAAAGTGGACGGTGTTTCTCTGCGCTTTAACGGCTCCTTTCAGCGTGATGATACCAGGGAAGTGATTGCGGTCGAAGTCGTGATGCGTGGCCGCTTTTCGGAGTTTGACCACGGCAGCTATAAACAGGGCGACAACAGCCAGACCAAAGTCAGCGCCAAAAACACCTACTTCAAACTGACGTGGGACGGAGAAGTCCTGATCGAAATCGACACCGTTAATATGGTGGAAATCGTTGGTGGTGTTGACCGTCTGGAAGCCCACCGACGCGCCATCGGTTTGTAACAATTGAACGCTTATCATCTATAAATCACTATAGGAACATTCACCATGATTGAACAAACCCCTGTTGCCCAGCCGGAACACGCTACAGTGACACTGGAAGAACCTATTACCCGTGGTGCAACCACCATCAGCGACGTCGTTGTGCGTAAGCCCAACAGTGGCGCACTGCGTGGTGTCCGCTTGCAGGCCCTGATGGAAATGGACGTTGATTCTATGATGTTGGTGTTGCCTCGTGTCACCGCGCCGGCACTGACCAAAAATGATTTGTTGCTGATGTCGCCAGGTGATCTGATTAACCTCAGCATTGAGGTGGTCAATTTTTTGCTGCCGAAGTCGGTGAAGTCCGATTTCCAGCATCAATAACCGTTGATGAACTGGTGGCAGATATTGCCACCGTGTTTCACTGGTCGCCTGCTGTGGCAACTGAGATGGGCCTGCCTGAATTGTTGGCATGGCGTTACCGGGCCATGAAACGGAGTGGGGCCGATAATGAGTGACCGAAACTTACGCCTGCAAGTTATCTTGAATGCCGTTGATAAAATTACCCGTCCTTTTAAGAGTGCGCAGGCTTCTAACAAACGGCTGGCTGAAACCCTTCGCCAGTCGCGCCAGCAACTCCGGGAACTGAACCAGCAGGCCGGACGGATCGATGGTTTTCGCAAGGTAAAGCGCCAATTGCTAGAAACCCGGCAGGCTTACCGCAGCGCTACCGAGCGTGTGGCAGCACTGAACTGTGAAATTAACGCCAGTCAGAACCCGACACAGGCCCAAATCAACCAGCTACAGCGGGCAAAAAACGCAGCTAGGCAGTTCGAGGAAAAAAATCAATCCCTGAGTCAGTCCCTGCAACGTCAGCGTGATGCCTTGTGCGCCAGCAGTATCTCAACTAACCAGCTTGGACAGGCGCAGAGACGGATAAACGCGGACATCAACCACACAACCAGTATGCTCCAGCAACAGGAGCAGCAGCTTGGGCGTTTGAGACAGCAGGAACAACGGTTGGCTAATACCCGCTCTCGCTACCAAAAAATGAAAGATGTGCGTAACCAAATGACGGCAACCGGTGCTGCGGCAACGGCAGCGGGTGTTGGTGCGCTCTATGGCGCTAAACGGGTGATGATGCCGGGTTATGACTTTGACGTGGGGATGTCGAAGGTGCAAGCGCTGACCCGTTTGGATAAGCATTCTCCCGAACTAAAAAAATTGCAGGAGCAGGCGCGGCACTTAGGCGCAACAACGGCATTCTCCGCCAATCAGGTCGCGCAGGGACAGAGTTTTTATGCAATGGCCGGCTTTACTCCAGACCAGATACGATCAGCCATGCCTGGTACATTGGCGATGTCATTGGCGGGTGATACCGATTTGGCCGCGACGGCGGACATTGGTTCCAATATCCTGACGGGTTTTAAGCTGAAATCCGAAGAAATGGAACGGGTGAGTGATGTACTAGTGGGTGCCTTTACTCGTTCTAACACTAATCTGATGATGCTGGGTGACACCATGAAGTATGTTGCCCCTGTAGCGGCAGGCTTAGGGGTTGATATTGAAACCGCCGCTGCGGCGACGGGTAAACTCGGTGATGCCGGTATTCAGGGTAGTATGGCGGGTACCTCCCTAAGATCCATTTTAGGACGACTGGCTGAACCGCCCGCCACCGCAGCGAAAGCGTTGGCAAAACTGAACATTCAGACTAAGGATGCCAAGGGCAATCTCCGCGCTTTGCCGGATATTCTGACTGAGCTGGACAAGAAAACTACCAAAATGGGTAACGCCCAGCGTGCCGGCATTTTCAAAGCTATTGCCGGGGAGGAAGCCTTTTCCGCTCTGTCGGTATTTTAAGGGACATCTCAGGATTCGGAAAATAAAGCACGTTAATTCGGCAACAGTGGTCGTAGTGGTCTATGCTGTTGCGCCAGAGGTAATCCCCAGCTAGGTTGATATGCTCCTACCCCAGCGATAACAGATACTGCAATAGTGACTTATCGAGGGTACTTTCCTGTTCGGCCTTGATAAATGAAGATGGTTCAACCGTAAAGGTGGTCGTCGCCAACTGACGTGGAAAAAGCTGAATCTGATCCTGAAAATGATGGGTTATCCAACGAAATGGAAAACCCGATCAATATTCAGGGCTCGCTGAATATGTGTGGGGGTTCTGATCTGTTGGGAGCCGGATGCGGTAGTTCCGCACGTCCGGTTCTAAGGAGGGGTCCGTCCGGGTAACCGGCGGGTCTACTCAACTCAAGCCCCAATTAACAAACTTAAGAAGCGAAAAACGACGTCATTGTTTGACATCATAATGGGACCAAAATAGAATGATATCATCAAATGACGTCAATGGGATGAAAGATGATTAAGGTTAAAGAGCTGAGTTCAAAGCACCGCAAGACCCTTGCGGATGTGCTGACCATCCCGCCGAAATCCGGCATAAAATGGGATGATGTAGTCAGCCTGATTAACAAACTGGGGGGGAAGATCAAGAACGGCAATGGATCACGCCGGAAGTTTATCCTCATGGGCTCAGTCTATCAGACTCATCAACCTCATCCTGGTAACGTAATGGATAAAGGCGCAGTAAATGGCCTTCGTGAGTGGTTCGAAAATGTAATAGGGGTCGAACATGATTAA